TGTTAGGGTCTCATTTGTTAGGGAGTCCCTAACAAGATCGGATATGCAGGAAAGTACAGACGAAAAAAAACCCCTGACCTTTCGATCAGGGGCTTCGTGGTGCCTAGTTATTAGGCGGTAGCTGGAATCCTTGCCAGTGCGGACTGCAAGTCCTTGATGAAGGCTGGCATGTTGGTTACCGTGCTGGCCTCCTTTTTCTGTGCCTGAGCAATGATCTCAGCCAGCACTTTGCGCTTAGTGCTTTCCCATGTTGACTTATCGTCCCCTGCACCATCAGAGTCCTTACCCTGTGTCTCACGCCTTGTGAGTGCATTGCGCAAGTCTTTCATCTTGCTGCCGATTTGCATCGACCAGTGGCGCTTCTCAGTTTTCTGCGAATCACTCAGCCCCTTCGTGTCCTTCTTAAGCAGTGCCTGCACCGATGCAGTGAACCCGAGCACGATGCCAACCTTCACACTGTCAAACAATACTGTGCTCTCTCCGTTTTTAGGAGCGCGCAGCATTGCTGCCGTCACACCATCCGCATGCAAGCTGTCAACCGCCTTGACCTTGGCCTTCTCAGTGGTCAGAGACTTGTTGGCCCATGTGCTGATATTGGTCACGGTCGAGGCTGACAGTTTCACGATAGCTGCTTTCATACAATCCCTTTCAAGGATTACCCGATTGAACCGCGCTTCGTATGTCCGCATTGCTCAACCGAGGCCTCTACTGTAACAAAGCATGGCATGATTGTCAAGGTAATGGCACGATCTGATACGATCTGTTAGGGATTCCCTAACATGGCAAAGCGCATATGACCCTATGGGCGACCCACCCGTACCCGGCCCCCCCTTGTAGGGTTTGGAGTCCCTGTGGCCGCGTAGGTATGCTATTCCAAACAAATACTCACCACCCCCAGAAAGTAATACGTTTCATAAAATAACTCTACATTCACGTAGAGACTACCCCCTATCATGTTTATACGTTACCCATAAAAATTTTTCAGTAGTTTTGTGGCACTACCCCCCATAACATCTTTCCAGATACCTACATAGACCCACCCCCTTGTTCCACGTGGAACACCCCCGGTAGGGAAGTTTGACACCCTAAGAAAATAAGGTACTATTACGCATCGGTCTACACGGACTTGCGCACAATGACAATTGAACTCACACCAGAATTTGGGGTGGAGATCATCCCCGACATTCCATACCTCGACCTGCGAGAAAGGGCCGAGGCTGCTTGCCGTTCCATCCTTCTATTAGAGGAACACGGGTTGGGGGTGCAGGAACCCAACGAGGAAGATGCACAAGCAGCGGCTGCAATCGTCACGGCATACGCCAATAGTCCGCACAACGCCAGCAACGCGGTATCACATGCACGTGCGTCATCACTGACACCTGCCTCACTCCTAAACATCCGTTCGTATCTTGACGAATACGGTAGGGCTGTGGTCACACATGCTCTTGAGGTGCGTCACATGGTGACCAACCGGCTGCTGGAGGAGTCTCAGAACCCTGACCCACGCATCAGAATCCGTGCATTGGAGCTTTTGGGCAAGCATTCCGATGTGGGGTTGTTTACAGACCGCGCTGAAGTGACCATTACGCACCAATCGACGGACGAATTGAAGGCGCGGTTGCGTGCCAAGCTCCAAAGACTCATCCAAAAGCCTGAGTTGGCCACTGATGCAGTCGAAATTGGCGGTGATGTCATTGACGTAGACGCAGAAATGGGCCTAAAACCTGTTGTATCCGCGCAACAAGCCCCGTTTGAGCCAGAAAACGGAAGTTTTGATGACTGAGGCCGCACTTCTTGGCCTAGATGACTTCACGGAGGCCGAAATCCAGTTGATGCTGGACAATCTTGACGCCTACGAGCCCGAGGAACAGGCTGAGATTGAGAAAATTGCAGACATTATTGAGAGCCGCAAGACAGCCAAGGCATGTTTTGACGATCTGATTGCATTTTGCAAGCACATGCAGCCCGATTACATAGTGGGCAAGCACCACCGCAGGTTGGCTAACTTGCTCATGGACATTGCTGCGGGGAACAAGGATCGTGTGTGCGTGAACATGCCACCACGCCATGGCAAATCTCAGATGGTGTCTATTTATTTCCCAGCTTGGTTCTTGGGGAAGTACCCGAACAAGAAGGTGCTGATGGTCTCGCACACCACAGACCTTGCCGTGGATTTTGGCCGCAAGGTCAGGAACATCATTGACTCAGATAACTACAAACTTGTCTTTCCAAACGTCGGGCTTTCCACAGACTCCAAGAGTGCAGGACGCTGGAGCACAAGCGCAGGCGGAGAGTATTTTGCTTGCGGTGTCGGTTCTGCTTTGGCTGGCCGTGGTGCTGATTTGCTTCTTGTTGACGACCCTCATAACGAGCAAGACATCATTAACGGCAATTACGATGTGTTTGACAAAGCCTACGAGTGGTTTACGTACGGTGCTCGTACCCGTCTCATGCCCGGTGGGCGGGTTGCCATTGTGCAAACGAGGTGGCACCAGAATGACCTGACAGGGCGCGTCACCAATGACATGAGGGCCAACGAGGGCTCTGATCAATATGAGGTGATTGAGTTCCCGGCCATCGTGGACACGGAGCAGACTGACGGCTCTATCGTGCAAAAACCGCTGTGGCCTGAGTTCTTTGACATGAAGGCGCTGCTGCGCACCAAGGCGTCGATGCCTACGTTCCAGTGGAACGCACAGTACCAGCAGAATCCCACCGCAGAAGAAGCATCAGTCGTTAAGCGTGACTGGTGGAAACGCTGGGAGAAGGAAGACCCACCAACATGTGAGTACGTGATCATGAGTTTGGACGCGGCGGCTGAGAGCCACAACCGCGCTGACTTTACTGCCCTGACTACGTGGGGCGTGTTCATGAACGAGGCAGAGGGGTGCCACAACATCATCCTCCTGAACTCGATTAAGAAACGTCTGGAGTTCCCAGAGTTGAAGGAACTTGCGTATGCTGAGTACAAGGAGTGGGAGCCAGATGCGTTCATTGTGGAGAAAAAATCCGCAGGTACGCAGTTGTACCAAGAGATGCGACGTACAGGTATTCCTGTAGGGGAGTTCACTCCGCACAGAGGTAGCGGAGACAAGCTGGCACGGTTAAACTCTGTGGCAGACATTGTGCGCTCTGGGCTGTGCTGGGTGCCTGACACCCGCTGGGCCGAGGAGGTTGTAGAAGAGATTGCAGGTTTCCCATTCATGAGTAACGATGACTTGGTGGACTCGACGGTGATGGCGCTGATGCGGTTTCGCCAAGGGGGCTTCATCCGATTGCCTTCGGATGAGCCAGATGAGATTCGATATTTCAAATCCCGCAAAGGCGGGTACTACTAAGGACAAATCATGGCAGCAGCAGATTCAATGAGTAAGGGCTTGTACTCCGCGCCGCAAGGACTGGAGAGTTTGGGCGACAGCATGGAGATTGAGATGGACGAGGAGTCCACAGTAAACATGTTGCCAGATGGTGGTGCAGAGATCATCATGGGCGAGGCCGAGGATGAGAAGGACGAGTCTGACTTTGAGGCTAACCTTGCGGAGCATATCGACGAGGGCAAGTTAACTTCCCTGTCAACCGACCTGATTGAGTTGTTTGAGGCTGACATGGTGGCCCGGAAAGACTGGGCTGACACGTTTGTCAAGGGTCTGGAGGTGCTGGGGTTCAAGTATGAAGAGCGCACTGAGCCGTGGGACGACGCCTGCGGTGTGTACTCAACCGTGCTGGCAGAAGCTGCGATACGGTTCCAAGCTGAGACCATGAGCGAGACATTCCCTGCCGCTGGCCCTGTCAAGACAAAGATTCTTGGCAAAACCACAAAGGAGAAGGAAGAAGCGGCTGAGCGCGTGCGCAACGATATGAACTATCAGTTGACAGAGCGTATGGTCGAGTACCGGCCAGAGCATGAGCGCATGTTGTACTCACTGGGGCTTGCAGGTAGCGCGTTCAAGAAGGTGTACTTTGACCCGCTGCTGGGCCGTCAAGTCTCTATCTACCTGCCAGCAGAAGATGTTGTGGTGCCGTACGGTGCGTCGCACATTGAGACCGCAGAGCGTGTCACCCACGTGATGCGCAAGACAAAGAATGAGATGGACAAGCTGATGGCCAGCGGGTTCTACCGTGAGATTGACCTTGGTGACCCCCAGTCGTTCCCCACAGACGTGGAGAAGAAAAAGGCCGAGGAAGGCGGATACACAATTCAAAATGACGACCGGTATACGTTGTTGGAGATTAGCGTTGACATGCTGATTGATGGCGTGGACGACGAGGAAGACGAGTTACCTAAACCGTACGTTGTGACCATTGACCGGGGCACCACTGAGGTGTTGGCCGTGCGCCGTAACTGGAAAGAAGAAGACCCACTGCGGCTAAAGGACGACCACTTCGTGCACTATGTCTATGTGCCGGGGTTTGGCTTCTATGGTCTGGGTCTGATCCATATCATCGGCGGTTACGCTCGCGCTGGCACTTCAATCATTCGCCAGTTGGTGGACGCAGGTACGCTGTCGAACTTGCCGGGCGGCATGAAAGCCCGTGGCTTGCGCGTTAAAGGCGACGACACACCGATTGCTCCGGGCGAGTTCCGCGACGTGGACGTGCCAAGCGGCTCGATCAAAGACAACATCATGATGCTCCCGTACAAGGAGCCGTCACAGACACTGCTTGCGTTGTTACAGCGCATCACCGAAGAAGGCCGTCGCCTCGGTGCAATCAGCGACATGAACATATCGGACATGAGCGCAAACGCGCCCGTGGGCACTACGCTGGCGTTGCTGGAACGCACACTCAAGCCCATGGCAGCGGTGCAAGCCCGTGTGCACTACGCGATGAAGCAAGAGTTCAAGCTCTTGAAAAAGATTATTGCAGAAGAAGCGCCCGAGGACTACGGCTACCAGCCAGAGACCGGTCTGGCCAAAGCTCGCAAGATGGACTACGCGATGGTGGATGTCATCCCCGTCAGCGACCCCAACAGCAGCACGATGGCTCAGCGTGTGGTGCAGTACCAAGCTGTGTTCCAGATGTCGCAGTCTGCACCACAGATTTACGACTTGCCCTATTTGCACCGCCAGATGATCGAGGTGCTGGGCATTAAGAACGCCGACAAGATTGTGCCAACGAGCGAAGATCAGAAGCCACGTGACCCAGTGTCTGAAAACATGTCAGCGTTGGTGGGCAAACCGATGAAAGCGTTTATCCACCAAGACCATGAGGCACACATTGCGACCCACACGTCGTTTATGCAAGACCCAATGATTGCGCAAACGATTGGCCAGAACCCACAGGCTCAGCAGATCATGGCTTCGTTGCAGGCGCACATTGCCGAGCACTTGGGGTTCAGCTATCGCAAGCAGATGGAAGAACGCCTTGGCGTCACTTTGCCACCGCCAGACGAAGAACTGCCCGAGGATGTCGAGGTTCAACTGTCCAAACTCATTGCCGATGGCGGCAAGCAGTTGGCTCAACAGCACCAGCAGCAAGCTGCGCAGACACAAGCCCAGCAGCAAGCCGCAGACCCGTTGTTCCAGTTGGAGCAGGCCAAGGTCAAGGTGCAAGAGATGGAGGTCACTCGCAAGGCGCAGAAAGACCAGACCGACGCAGAGATTGCCGCAGCAAAACTCATCATGGAGAAAGAGCGCGTCAAGATTGAGGCTGACAAAGAAGCCAATCGTGTCAAGTCACAAGAAACTCAAGCCGCACAACGCATGAAACTTGATGCGCTCAAGGTGTTAGCCACACCAAAACCTCAAGGTAGAAAGGAGTAATCCATGGCCAAAACCGTCTTTGACGTGCTCATCATGAAACACGAGGAGGATGTCTCCTCGGCAACCCAGTTTCTGGCAAACGGAGGAGCTAAAGACCACTCTGAATACCGGGAAGTAGTAGGCAGGATTCGGGGTCTCCAGCTTGCTATCCAAACCACCAAAGACCTTTCGCGCTCTCAAATGGAAGAAGAAGACAATGACTGATCAAGTCGAAAACGCTGTTACCGACGACGAAGTGGAAGCCCAGCTTCCAAAGCCCGTTGGATACCGGCTGCTGATTGCTTTGCCGCAAATTGAAGAAACCCTCGGTGAGATGGGCATCCTCAAAGCAAAGCAAACGATGCGTGAAGAACGTGTCATGTCCACTGTTGGCCTTGTGCTTGACATGGGCGATCAAGCCTACTCAGACCTTACCCGTTTTCCAAACGGCCCTTGGTGCAAGGTAGGTGATTACGTGGTGTTCCCCGCATACTCTGGCACTCGTGTCAGTGTGAATGGTGTGGAGTACCGTCTTATGAACGACGACTCAATTGAGGCTGTCGTAGCCGACCCGCGTGGCGTATCGCGTGCATAAGGAGAAATAAATGGCACTGCAAAAAGTAGAGTTTGAGTTTCCCGATCCCGATAAAGAATCGGGTACCGCAGACTTTGTGGAAAAGAACGACGGCAGCTTTGCGCTGAAGGTTGAAGGACGCCCTGCGGATGAAGAAGCTAAGCGAGAGAAGTCCAAGGCCAAAGCCAAGGAAGATGATTTTGAAATCGAGGTGGTTGACGACCGCTCCGAGGAAGATCAAGGGAAGAAGCGTTCTAAAGCTCCTATGGAGCTTTCCGAAGAGGAGATGGACGAGTATTCCGAAAAGGTGCGAAAGCGCCTGCAACACTTTAGCAAAGGCTACCACGACCAACGGCGAGCCGCAGAGTCCGCCACCAAGGAACGCGAGGAAGCGTTGCGTTATGCACAGCAGATTGCTGAGGAGAACAAAAAGCTCAAGGGCACTGTCTCCAAGAACCAAGAAGCAATGCTGGAGTCGGCTAAGAAAATGGCCGCTGCTGAGCATGACGACGCCCGAGCCCAGTACAAAAAGGCGTACGAATCTGGGGAAGCGGATGCCGTAGTCGAGGCCCAAGAGGCACTGACCGCTGCAAAAATGAAAGTTGAGCGAGTAAACAACTTCAAACTTCCTACTTTACAAGAAGACAATTTTGATGTACAAACTCAAACAACCGCCCCAGCACAGTCAGTTGACGACCGCGCCATAACTTGGCAAGCCAAGAATAAATGGTTCGGAGATGACGATGAGATGACCAGTTTTGCGCTGGGGTTGCACCAAAAACTGGTCAAACAGGGCGTCAACCCGCGATCTGACGACTACTACGAGAAGATCAACTCTCGTATGCGCCAAGTGTTCCCAGAGTCCTTTGAGGGCGATGATGACCACGAGGAGGTGACCGAAGAGCGTCGTCGTAAGACGACAGTCGTTGCATCTGCAACACGAAGTGTGGCCCCTAGAAAGATCACTCTATCGCGTACGCAAGTTGCTCTGGCCAACAGGCTTGGAGTGCCACTGAATGAATACGCCAAACAGGTTGCTATTGAATTGAGGAAACAAAATGGCTGAGAATAGACTTAATCGTGAACTGGATACCCGTGAAAAAACGGCTCGCAAGAAATCGTGGTCTCGACCTGAAACCTTGCCAACTCCTCTACCCGAGGAGGGCTATGAATTCCACTGGGTTCGCATCAGCACTCGCGGCGAAGCCGACGCCATGAACGTGTCCTTGAAACTACAAGAAGGCTGGGAGCCCGTTAAGGCTGCTGATCACCCCGAGATTTTCGTTGCAGGCGTCGAAAACGACCGCTTCAAGGACAATATCGTAATTGGTGGTCTGATGCTTTGCAAAACCCCCACTGAGTTTGTCCATGATCGTAACAGTTGGTTCAACAACCAAGCGTCGTTACAGATGAAGTCAGTTGACAACAACCTCATGCGCGAGAACGACCCCCGTATGCCGCTTTACAATGAGCGCAAAACTACGGTGTCTCGTTTTGGCAACGGTACTTAATTTTTTAGGAGCTTAATATGGCTTATCCTACGGTAGACGCCCCCTACGGGCTAAAACCTGTAAACCTGATTGGTGGGCAGGTATTTGCGGGTGCAACCCGCTTGATGCAAATTGCAAGTGGCTACGCTACAAGCATTTTCTATGGTGACTTGGTGAAACGTATTTCTGATGGCACTATCGAAAAAGACACGGGCACAGCTACTGCCACGCCTTGCGGTGTGTTCTTGGGCGTGCAGTTTACTAACCAGTCAACTGGTCAAGTCCAGCAACAACAGTATTACCCAGCCAGCCAAGCAATTGCTTCGGGGACTAAAATCTTTGCTGTGGTTGCAGATGATCCTGACACGCTGTTCCAAGTAGTCTCTTGTTCTGGTACCACGGTCGTGGCCGGAATGGGCATTTCTGCTATTGGTAACAACATTGCTTTGATTCAAAACGCTGGCTCTACCACTTCTGGTAACTCAGCAGTGGCTATTGATGAAGGCACTCAAAACACTACCAATACGCTGCCTATCCGCATCATTGATGTGGTTCGGGAGACAGCAACAGGCTCTGATACATTTGTTGAGTTTATCGTCAAGATAAATGCAACTATGCACCAGTACAACAACTCAACTGGCGTATAAGGAGCTAAATCATGGCAATTTCACGCGCGCAACTACTTAAAGAACTGCTCCCCGGCCTAAACGCTTTGTTTGGTTTGGAGTACAAAAAGTACGGCGAAGAGCACAAAGAGATTTTCGAGACCGAAACCTCCGAGCGTTCTTTTGAGGAAGAAACCAAGCTGTCTGGCTTTAGTGCCGCTCCGGTGAAGAACGAGGGTTCTGCATTGGCGTACGACAACGCCCAAGAAGCGTGGACTGCACGTTACGTGCACGAAACCATTGCAATGGGTTTCTCCCTGACCGAAGAAGCTATCGAAGACAACTTGTATGACTCGTTGTCTGCTCGGTACACCAAGGCTCTGGCTCGCGCCATGGCCTACACCAAGCAGGTTAAAGCTGCTTCGATCCTGAACAACGCCTTTACTGGTGGCCCCACCTACGGTGACGGTGTTGTTTTGTGCTCGACGGCTCACCCTCTGGTGAATGGTGGTACCAACAGCAATCGTCCTACTGTCGCTGCCGACTTGAATGAGACTTCCTTGGAAGCCGCCGTCATTCAGATCGCTGCTTGGACAGACGAGCGTGGCCTGTTGATCGCTGCCCAGCCCAAGAAGCTGGTTGTTCCTCCCGCGCTGCAATTCGTCGCAACCCGTCTGCTGGAAACCGAACTCCGTGTCGGCACCAACGACAACGACGTTAACGCGCTCAAGAACAACAGTTCCATCCGCGAAGGTTACTGTGTCAACCACTATCTGACAGACGCCAACGCATGGTTCCTGATGACTGACGTGCCTAACGGCCTGAAGCACTTTGTCCGTAGTCCATTGCAGAATGGCATGGACTCTGACTTTGATACCGGCAACAGCCGTTACAAGGCCCGTGAGCGTTACAGCTTCGGTGTTTCCGACCCTCTGGGCATCTTCGGCTCTCCCGGCGCTTAAACGGCGCGAAGAAAAGCTCTTTCGGGGGCTTTTCTTTTTTGGTATTTAGTGTATATTGACACCAACCGGGAATTCCGGTGCATCAAACTGTCCCGGCAGACGACATACCGATTGATGCACTCCACTTGTATGTAAGGAACTCATCATGGGATTCGCAACTCACCTTGGCCCTTGGCTGCTTGGCACTGTCCGCAACACAACTGGCACAACCGTTGGCACTATTGAAAACTGCGGCGCAACCGTCGTTTCTCAGACCTTCAAGAAGAACTACACAGGCCAAGCCGCTTCTGCGACCACTGACACCATCTGCGTGTTGCCTGCTGGCGCTCAAATCCTTGACATCAACATTGACACCACTGTTGCGTTTACCGGCTCCACTGCCGCCAACGTCAGCATTGGGGATGGCACTACCGCCGCCTTGTATTGGGCCGCTACAGATGTGACTACTGCTGGCCGTGCGGCTATCAGCAACGCAGCCGCTAAGTTGGGCGAATGGTGTGGTGCGGCTTCTACTGCGTCCCCTAACGGTATTGGTGTTGGCCCCTTGGACGTTAAAGTGATTGCCACGATGACCCCAACGGTTGCCGCAGTGACCGCCGGTACGGTGCAGTACACCATCGTCTACACGGTTGCCAACTCTAACGGTTCGCAGTTCCCAGCGTCCGCTTAATCAACCCAAGGGGCTTCGGCCCCTGTTCTAAAGGAGATTGATTATGGGAATGCAAACCGACGTTAAGTCAGCGCACCGCAGTACCGCTGGGTCATATTATGCAGGGCGTACACGGCTAAAAGGCTTCATTGTTACGCCAGCCGTAAGCACTGCTTGCACATTGGAAATTCGTGACGGTAGCGCCTCGGGCGCGGTTTTGTTCACAATGGACATTACAAGTCAAACCGTAGCCAACTCTACGTATGTCCTCGTCCCCGGCGAAGGTATTTTAGCAAGTACAGGTTTGTATTTGACGCTGAGCGTTGGCTCGTTAACCAGCCTCTCGGTGTTTTATGGCTAAGAAAAAAGGCCCGGTTCTCTCTGTGGGTCGGGGCGAGAAGCTCCCTATCTCCAAGGGGGCTGGTCTGACTGCCAAGGGCAGGGCCAAGTACAACGCAGCAACGGGCAGCAACCTGAAGGCTCCACAGCCCCAAGGTGGCCCCCGCAAGGACTCATTCTGCGCCAGAATGTCAGGTATGCCGGGGCCGATGAAAGACGAAAAAGGCAAGCCGACCCGCAAGGCCGCTGCTCTTGCAAGATGGAAGTGCTGACATGAAAGACGAATCTTTTAAGCACGTGCTTGACGCGCTTTCTATCGTAACGGTAATTGGAACATTGGCGGACATGCTACCTTCTATTGCAGCCTTGTTCACGATCATCTGGACGGGAATCCGAATCTGGGAAACGGACACCGTTAAGCGGTGGACTGGAAGAGCGTAATGCCATCCAGCAGTAAGAAACAGGCAAACTTTATGCAAGCCGTGGCGCACAGCCCTGCGTTTGCAGAGAAGGCAGGTGTCCCACAGTCCGTGGGTAAAGACTTTAACGAGGCCGACAAAGGCCGCAAATTTTCAAAAGGTGGTGATATGAAAGAATCTAAAGCGATGGCAAAAAAAGAAGTTGGCTTTATGAAAAAAGCTGGCGCTCCTAAGTCCATGATTAGGCACGAAAAAGCCGAGATGATGGGCATGAAATCGGGCGGCATGGCCTACGCTAAAGGTGGCGGCATTGAGTCCAAGGGTAAGACCAAGGGCAAGATGATCAAAATGAAAAGCGGCGGCATGGCCTGCTAAGGAGAACGATATGCCAGTAAGTAGCACAAAAGCCGGGATGAAGAACTATGTTCCTCGCCGTCCGGGTAAAACCCTAGATGACGTTGTTACGCCTGAAATTCGGGCCAAACGCGCCATGATGGTTCAACAAGCAAAAGACGACGCAATGGATGCGGGAGCGCAAGCAGCCCAAGCCATGCCCCCGACCATGAAAAAAGGCGGCAAGGTTGCTAAGTACGCCCGTGGCGGTGGTATTGAGCAACGGGGCAAAACTCGCGGGAAGATGTGCTGATATGGCAACCTCTGGGCCAAAGCAAGTAGCGCAGTCTCTAAAAAAGGCTGGGTTTTACGGCGCAAGTAAACCCAAACGGCTGGGTATTATCAACAAGGTTACAACCAAGCCACAACGGATAGAGATGGTTGATAAACTGTTTCTAGCCAAAAAGTCCAAAGGCAGTGTTAAATGATGGCAAGTCGCGGCATGGGGGCCATTGACCCCAACAAGATGCCTACTGGCAAGCGCAAGAAGCGCCGTGACAACACGGACTTCACGCAGTACAAAGAGGGTGGGGAAGTCAAATCTAAAGTAAACGAAGCTGGCAACTACACCAAACCCAGCCTTCGCAAGCGCATCTTCAACAGCGTCAAAGCTGCGGCAATTGTAGGTACAGGCGCTGGGGAATGGTCGGCCAGAAAAGCACAAGTTATGGCTAAACGATACAAACAAGCTGGAGGTGGCTATCGTGACTGATGAAAAAGACAAAAAACGCAAAATGACGACGACCGAAAAAGTTTTGTCATACCCCGGACGTGTTGCAATTTTGGGCGGTCTAGCTGCGGGTAAAGCTGCCGACCAAGCGTTGTATAACTCTGGGCTTGTGGACAAAGACAATCCTCGGCTTACAAAAGAAACGCGGGAAGGCCGGGGGTATTCTGAGGCTAAAAAATTGGGACGCATTGCTATTGGACTTGACTCTTTAGACGACGACGAGGGTAAGAAAAAAGGCGGTTTAATCTCCACCTCCAAACGTGCGGACGGTATTGCCCAGCGTGGTAAAACCAAAGGTCGGATGCGTTAATGCGAGCACCGCAGCAGTCCCTCAAAGATTGGGGCGACCAGAAGTGGCGCACCAAGTCTGGTAAACCGTCTTCTAAGACGGGGGAGAGGTATTTGCCCGAGAAAGCCATACAATCCCTTAGCCCCGCAGAATACGCAGCGACAACTCGCGCCAAACGTGCGGGTAAAGCGCAAGGCAAACAGTTTGTTGCCCAACCCAAAGGCATAGCAAAGAAAACAGCGGGGTATCGGTAAATGAGCACTTCAGGCACCTCCGGCTTCAACCTCGAATTCACAGAGATTGCTGAGGAATCGTGGGAGCGTGCTGGCCGCGAGATGCGTACAGGCTATGACCTGCGCACCGCACGTCGCTCCATGAATCTGATGACCATCGAGTGGCAGAACCGTGGCATTAACATGTGGACGATTGAGCAAGGGGTGATCAACCTCGTGCAAGGCGTTAATACTTACGCGCTGCCCAACGACACCATTGACCTGTTGGAACATGTCATTCGCACGGGTGCTGGCAATGTGTCTACGCAGTCAGACCTCTCAATCACGCGCATCAGTGTCTCCACGTACGCGACGATCCCAAACAAGTTACAGCAAGCACGCCCAATCCAAATTTGGATTCAGCGTATGTCGGGCCAAGAAAGTCTGACTGCTGGCCTGTTGTCCTCCACCATTACCTCAACTGCTACTACCATCACTCTGAGTGACGTAACGGCTTTGCCAGCGGCGGGTTTTATCCGTCTGGACAGTGAAATCATCAGCTACGGCTACATTACGACTGTTGTGGGCAGCACGCAAGGAACGCTCTCTAATTGTGGCCGTGGCCAACAAGACACCTTCCCTGCCGCGCATACTGCTGGAGCCTCAGTTTATTGGCCCCAAGTGCCCGCTGTGACCGTCTGGCCAACCCCAGATCAAGGCACCGCAGCCTCGCCCTATTACCAGCTTGCTTACTGGCGTATGCGCCGTATTCAGGATGCTGGAGCGGGTGTTGAGACCGCAGATATGAATTTCCGCTTTTTGCCCTGCGTAGCGGCTGGCTTGGCCTATCACATTGCCATGAAGGTGCCTGAACTTGCGCCGCGCATCCCAATGTTAAAAGCCGCATACGACGAACAGTTTGACTTGGCAGCAGGAGAGGATAGAGAAAAGGCTGCGATTCGGTTTGTGCCGCGTCGCTCCTACATTGGGGGTGGTTGATGAGCAATCGTTTTGCCTCTGGCAAGATTGCGATTGCGATCTGCGACCGTTGTGGCTTTCAGTTTCGTTTGCGCGAGTTGCGCACGCTGATTGTCAAGACGAAGCAGGTCAATATTCTGGTTTGCAAACAATGTTGGGAACCTGATCAGCCTCAGTTGCAACTGGGTATGTATCCAGTGGATGATCCGCAAGCGTTGCGAAACCCACGTAAGGATAATACGTACTACCAGTCGGGTACAACCGCAACTGGGTCGATTGGTGAGGGTAGTCGAAACATCCAGTGGGGATGGAACCCTGTGGGAATGGCTCAAAGTTTCGATTCCGAACTTACACCAAATAACTTGGTGGGGGTTGGACAAGTTGGTACAGTAACGGTTGTAATCACATAAGGAATCATCATGGACAAAAAAGAAGTGAAGGCTATTGCCGACAAAGAAGTTTCAGCGCATGAAAAGCGTCTGCACAAAGGCCCAGCCAAGTTTGCCAAAGGTGGCGTGACTGGCGCAGCAATGAAGGCCAGTGGCCGTAACGTAGCTCGCGCAATGAATCAGCGCGGCGCATCTCGCGGAGGTTAACATGGCCAAATATAGCCAAAAAATGATGGGCAAAGAAGTTGGCGCTGCCAGCGTCTACGCCGAGCCACACACGATGAAGGGTAAGCCCGTCAAGATGTCAAGCAATCCCGGCAGTAACCCAGACCACAGTAACTTGGATACTGTAAACATGTCTGTTGGAAATATCTACAAACGCGATGATGCTGGCCCAAAAACCAGCGGCATTCTTGTGCGTGGTGGTAAGGCTCAGACCAAAGGCAAAATGGCCCGTGGCCCCATGGCCTAAGAGGTAGCTCATGAACTACACCGAGTTGTGCACCAACATTGAGAACATCTGCGAAAACGAGTTTTCAGCGGCTACGTTGGCTATGTTCACGGAACAGGCTGAGCAGAAGATTTACAACACGGTGCAGATTCCTGCTATTCGCAAAAACGTAACGGGGGCGCTGTCGGTTGGTGTTAAGTACCTTCAGATTCCGTCTGATTTTCTCTACGTCTATTCGTTAGCCGTGATTGAGTCCACTGGTGAGTACCACTACTTGATTGACAAGGATGTGAACTTCATCCGCGAAGCATACCCAAGGGATGTAACCGCTACGCGCACGTTGCCCAAGTATTACGCTATCTTCGATGCTTCTGCGTTTATTGTTGGCCCCACGCCTGATCAGTCGTACAGTGCAGAGTTGCATTACGGCTACTACCCCGAGTCCATTGTCACAGCAGGCACCACATGGCTGGGCACTGAGTTTGATTCCGCTCTTTTGAACGGCGCACTGATTGAGGCTATTCGCTTCATGAAGGGCGAACAAGACTTGGTAACCCAGTACCAACAACTGTACGTTCAGGCAATTGGTCTCTTGAAGAATTTGGGTGATGGTAAATTACGTACAGACACGTATCGTACTGTTCAAGTCCGCAATCCGGTAAGTTAAGGAGTAAAAAATGGCAATTACACAAGCAATGTGCTCATCGTTTAAAGAACAACTTTTGTTGGGTGAGCATGATCTTGACACAAATACTATCAAGATTGCCTTGTTTACCAGTGCGGCAACACTAAGTGCGGCAACAACTGCGTACAGCACTTCAAATGAGGTTGTTGGCACGGGTTATACAGCCGGGGGCAACACGCTAACGGGCGCAGTAGTTACGTTATCTGGCACAACTGCGTTTGTTGATTTTACAGACACGACATGGACAACTTCAACCATTACTGCTCGTGGCGCTTTGATCTACAACAGCAGTCAAGCAAATAAAGCTATTGCCGTGTTGGACTTTGGTGGGGATAAGACTTCAACTGCTGGAAACTTCACTGTTCAATTCCCTGCCAACGATGCTACTAACGCGATCATACGAATCGCTTGATGGTAAATAGGTGGCTGATGCAATAGTAGCCTTTGAAGGTTGGGGTGCTTCGGGCGTTGCTTGGGGCTCTCAAGAGTGGGGTGTTGGCCACACAAACGTAACCGGCATCGGTGCTGTTGGTACGGTTGTTGTTACAGCAGACGCAACTGCTTCCCCCACCGGGGTTTCTGCTACGGGTGCCGTAGGTACGGTTACAGTTACCGGCACTGCAAACGTCTTCCCTACAGGAGTCTCTGCTACAGGCGCTGTAGGCACTGTGGTGGTGGTTGCGGAAGCAAACATTTTCCCCACGGGGGTCTCTGCCACGGGTAATGTTGGTACGGTTGTTGTTACAGCAGACGCAACTGCTTCCCCCACCGGGGTTTCTGCTACGGGTGCCGTGGGCACTGTGGTGGTCACAGCAGATGCTCTTGTACAGGTTACGGGCATCAGTGGTACTACTCAACTTGGCGTCGTCACAGTAGTAACCGCAAACATTGTCCCCGTCACTGGTGTTTTTGGCACAATGGGGCTTGGGACGGTAGTAGTTTTTGGTGGCGCTACAGTTAGCGTAACCGGGGTTTTTGCCACGGGTGAGATTGGGCAAGTTAACGTCTGGGGCCAAATAGACGACAGTCAAAATGCTAATTGGGGCACAATCAACGATGGTCAGACTGCTACTTGGGCGCAAATAAATAACGCGCAATCAGCAAACTGGCAAAATGTTAACAATACTCAGACACCTACATGGACTGTCGTGAGTGATACGCAAACTGCGGGCTGGCAACAAGTTGTCACATAAGAGGGTAAACAGATGACCACACAATACACACCAACGCTGAAATTGGCGCTTCCCGTCACTGGGGAACTTTCGGGTACATGGGGCGACGTTGTAAACGACAACATCACTTCAATGATTGAGCAAGCCATTGCTGGCCTCTCAACAATCAACACTTGGACTGGCAACGCCCACACTTTAACTACAGCCAACGGTACGACTTCCGAGTCACGTTGCGCCATGCTGGTTGCGGCTACTGGTGGTGGCGCTCCCACTGCTGTTGCTGAAATTATTTGCCCCGCCGCAGCCAAACTTTACGTGTTGCAGAACAACACGTCCTTTGCTGTTACCTTGAAGACCTCCGCAGGTACAGGTGTGGCGGTTGCCGCTGGGGATACAGCGTTCTTGTTCTGTGACGGCACCAACGTCAACTCTTGCGTAACGACCATCGTCAATGGCCATATCACTGGCAACCTGACTGTGGACGGTAACACCACACTGGGTAACGCAACAAGCGACACAATCACTGCTACGGCGCGGTTTGCCTCGGGTCTGATCCCCTCCGCAGACAACACCTACGACTTAGGCTCTTCCGCTAATTCGTGGAAAGACTTGTACATTGACGGCACTGCAACAATTGCGACGCTGAACGTCACCACAATCGACACAACCAACCTCGAAGTGACAAACATCAAGGCCAAAGACGGTACTGCGGCAATTGTTTTGGCTGATGCTACTGGCGTAGCAACTATTGCGGCGGCTCCAGTCCTGACAGCTTTGACTGCCAGCAAGCCTGTATTTACCGACGCATCTAAAGCGTTAACTAGCTCGGGCACACTAGCATATGACCAAGGGGGCACTGGCCAAACTTCGTATGCTACTGGCGATATAGTCTACGCAAGCGCCACCAACACGTTAGCTAAGCTCGCTATTGGCTCAGCGGGTCAAAGGCTTGTAGTTGCCGCTGGTGTGCCAAGTTGGGCTACCGACGCAACCATTGGAACAGTTACCAGCGTAGCTCAATCGTTCACTGGAGGCATAGTTTCAGTTGCTGGTTCTCCCATTACAACCAGCGGCACTTTAGCCTTGACAGTTGCTGGAACATCAGGCGGCGTACCTTACTTCTCCAGCGGAACCACATGGGCGACTTCTACTGCACTTGCAGCCAATGCTTTGGTCATCGGCGGCGGGGCGGGTGCGGCTCCAAGCACCACAACCACTGGCACAGGTGTAGTCACGGCTCTAGGGGTCAATACAGGCACTGCCGGGGCGTTTGTAGTCAACGGCGGGGCACTCGGCACACCCAGCAGCGGCACAGTGACAAACCTGACCGGCACTGCCTCAATCAACATTAACGGCACTGTCGGGGCTACAACGCCTACGACGGGGGCTTTTACTACGCTGAGTGCAAGTCAGACTATCACTATCCCCGCAACCACCAGTGCTACGGTAGGTGTTATTCAATCGGGTGCTAATCGTTTCCTGCATAACTTTAAACTTGCTGGCACAGACGGATTTAATACTTTTTTTGGCGTTAATGCCGGAAACTTTACCATGACCGGAAGCACCGGTGTTAATGGCAGTTATAACGTCGGGATAGGGGAGGACGTACTTTCATTAAACACCACCGGATATTTTAACTCCGCTGTAGGCAAAGGCTCATTGCAAAAGAACACAACTGGCACTGACAATACTTCTCTTGGCTATCGTGCCTCGGCAGAGATTGTAGGTGGAAACCGTAATACTTCTGTTGGTAGCGGTGCGCTTATTACAAATATATCAGGCTCGGATAATACTGCAATAGGTGGTACTTCTTTAAGTTCTACCACTGGCATTCAAAATTCAGGACTAGGTGCGTATAGCGGGGCAGACATTATAGGAGGAGCCAACAACAGCATTGTTGGATACAACACAGGTCGTGGTATTACAACAGGCTCAGGAAACACTGTCCTTGGCGCTCAAGTAGGTGGATTAGCCGCCGGTCTAACTAACAACATCATTTTAGCTAATGGCGCTGGCACAATTAAAGCGCGGCATGATGGCACAAGCTGGGCTATTACGGATGCAGTAGCAGTCACCGGGACGCTGAGTGCAACGGGCGCTGTAACCCTCTCAGGCGGCACAGCCAACGGCGTGGCTTACCTTGACGGCTCCAAGGTGCTGACGACGGGGTCTGCGCTGACGTTTGATGGGACTACGCTAACTGGAACAGCATCTGGGGCATTAGCGGCAAACTTTAATCGCACAACTACTTCTGGTGCAACAGTAAAAGTTCAGCTTGCTGGATCGGATATTGGAACACTTGGTTCAGATACTGGTGGAAATGCAATTTTTGATATTGCTTCTACTAATTCAATGTTTTTGCGTGCAACAGGTGCTAGTTCAGTTATTGGTTTTCAGGCCAACAACGCCGAACAAATGCGCCTCACCACCACAGGGCTGGGTATTGGGACGAGTTCGCCTGCTTATAAGTTGGATGTCCTTGGAAATTCTGCAAGAGTTGCTGATTCAAATGGAAGCGGTGCTTTACTCATCGGTACATCATCGGGTGCAAATCAATATCAATATGTTACTTTTGGTGGAGGCACTGGGGGAACTGACTATGGATGGCAAGTGGGCCGTAGTTCCAACAGTTCGGGACTTGGTGGTGACGGGGCGTTTTATTTCTATGATATTAAGGCAAACACCACAAGAATGTCCATCGACTCCTCCGGCAACCTCGGCTTGGGGGTTACTCCGAGTGCTTGGAGTAGCGCAAGCAGACCCGCATTGCAATTAACAAATGGTGCGGCTTTGTTTAGTCGAACTGGAAGCACGTTCTTAGGTCAAAACTTTTTTTACAATGCTAGTGACGCAGGCACGTACATTGCCAATGGTTTTGCAGCGGTTTATATTCAAGCCAGCGGTCAACACCAATGGTACAACGCCCCCTCCGGCACGGCAGGTAACGCAGCGGCTTTAACCCAAGCAATGACGCTGGATGCAAGCGGTAACTTGGGTATTGGGACAACATCTGCGTACCAAAAATTAAGTATTGGCGGCATTAACGCAACCAATAACACGAACCAGAACTCAATTGAATTTCAAGATACCAACGGAAATCTTAATTTTAGAATAACTGGCGGTCGTGGTTCAAGTGGCAATGAAGGGTATGGAGTATTTTCCACCACTACCGGTGGAGTAATGACAGAACGGATGCGCCTCGACTCCAGCGGTAACTTGGGGGTGGGTACTACATCGCCGGGGGCAAAGCTGGAAGTATATGTTTCTCGTACATCTTCTACTAACGCTGTTGCACTTTTACTCAATGATAATGTTACAGGTGTTCAGACAGACGGAGTTTATAAATCTATAAGGTCTCAAAGTAATAGTGGAAGCTCTGTATCTGAAATTAGATTCTTAGAAACTGACGGCGGTAATAATAATACAGGAATAGCGTTTGCCACTGCTCCTACGGCAGGTAGCCTAACTGAGCGTATGCGTGTTGGCCCGGACGGCAACGTAGGTATTGGGACGACTTCGCCTACTACAAAGCTAACTGTTTACGATGCAACAGCACCACAAGTAACTTTTAACAACGGTACAAGCACTTTCATTGTTGGCAACAGTGCTGGCGGCAACAATCACATTTTGTATGGTACGGGTGCTTACCCAATAATATTTTATACAAATGCAGTTGAAGGTATGCGCCTTGACTCCAACGGTAACTTGCTGGTGGGGACTACCAACACAACACCAGCGCAAAGTAATGTTGCAGGGGTCGCCATTAGACCTGATGGTATTTCTGTGACAGGAGCCGGTGCTCTTACTGTAAACAGAGACTCTGACGGAATAATTCAATCAATTTTGCGGAGCGGTTCTCTTGTTGGAAATATATCCGTAACAACTTTACTAACCTCCTACAACACCACCTCCGACTACCGCTTAAAAACAGTCAGTGGTGCAGTATCAGGTCAAGGCTCACGCATTGATGCACTTCAGCCTATTGAGTACACATGGAACTCCAACGGCTCAAGCACTCGCGGTTTCTTGGCGCATCAATTCCAAGAGGTCTACCCAAGCAGCGTAACAGGCGATAAAGACGCTGTAGACGCTGACGGCAAGCCCGTGTACCAATCCATGCAAGCAAGCACCTCTGAGGTCATTGCTGACCTTGTTGCCGAACTCCAATCCCTCCGCGCCCGTGTGGCTCAACTCGAAAGCAAACCATGATCACTTGGACAATCACCGCCATGAACTGCTCAACCACTGAGCAGAACCCCGACACCGTAATCGTTTGCCACTGGACTTGCTCTGGCACTGACGGCACCTACTCCAGCAGCGTCTACTCCACCTGCTCTGTGCCCACCCCCACCGGCACTACCTTCACGCCCTACGCCGACCTGACGCAAGAGCAAGTGCTGGGCTGGATTTGGGACAACGGCGTGGACAAAGACGCTACCGAGGCCGCTGTGCAGCAGCAGATCGACTACCAGATCAACCCACCCGTGGTGACCCCGCCACTTCCTTGGGCCGTATGAAACCCGCCCCGTTCCCCGTTCTGTGGTTCCTGAAAGCCAGCAACTCGCTGGCGGTGACCATGCCGTGGAAGACCGTCTACTGCCGACCCGGACAGGAAAACAACTACCCACTCGCCGCTCACGAGGCGGTGCATGTGGCACAGATCGAGCGGGACGGGGCTATCAAGTGGACGGTGAAGATTTTCTACTACCTGATCAGGTACGGTTATTTAAAAAGTCCGTATGAGGTCGAGGCACGAACGAAATCTGGATATTGACATGGAACTCTTCGACTTGCTCTCAAAAAGCTGGCCGATACTGCTGGCGTTGATCACGCTGATCATCGTGCTGAGTAAACTGGACTTGCGAGTGGCAGTCTTAGAGGAAAAAATCAAGACCCTGTTTGAGTTGTTTAACCGGAAAGACAAATGATTGACCTCACCAAGGCCATTGGAGCGGTTGCAGCAAGCATCGCGGCAATTGGGGGTGGCTACACCCTTGCCGATAAGTTTGGTTGGTTTGACCGGGCCATTCTGGAATGGGCACCAGAGCACTTC